ACTCATCAATTTGTCCCCTTGCTTCAACTAAATACTCTTGTGTTGTTTTAGTTTGAGCTGCAACATTTTGTGCGTATTTAATATAAAAGTCCATTGGAAAGCCACTTTTATAATGCACTTCTAATTGTCCGTAATTTGACGCACTAAAAATTGTATCAAGTGGGTAATATTCACTATTGCCATTTTGTTTAACAACATAACCATCTTGCCAATACTCGCCACTTCTTAAAGTTAAGTTGAGTGGTAAGGTATCAATAGATTGTGGACGGAAGATGTCATCGGCATCGTTGTATTTAAGTGCGATGGCATTATCAACACCATTTGGATATAATGCAGCAATTACGTGGTCTGGGAAACCTACTTCAGTCCAGATATCCATTTGGTCTTTAATTTCATCATTGGTTAATTTAGAGAAAGGAGTTCCAGTATCATTAACAACGCCTGCCCGTTTAAAGGTTGTGATATTATAAATGTTGACATAATCGACTTCCGTCACTACACCATTTGTATTTGATGCCTTTGTATAAACCATAAATCTTTGAAGGTATGTTCTCGTAGATGAAATGCCCGAACGAACATACCAAGTATTTTGAACAGGGTTATCTATTTTTAATGCAGGAATATTAAAACCACTATATCCTGTGTTGATATATGTGACATTTGCCGATGTAGTTCTTACTTTATATGATACATAAAGCAAATCAGTTAAAGGAATTTGTGTGAAATCGTGGAATATAGACATATAATCCCTATCAACATTTCCCGTAATAACAGCAACGCCATTGACCACCGAATTTGTTGCACTTCCTGCTAACCAGAAACTTAAATCACTTTCGTTAAACTCGCTATTGCTAACCAAGTTCGGAACACGGTTCATCAAATCACTGACAAGTTTAATCTTGTTAGTTAAAGCGTGAGTAGTGAAAGTGAATTTATTTGTAGTATAAACAACAGGAGTAACTTTAACTACTTGATTATCAGTAGTATATTCAATAACTTTGTGTGTAACTTCATTATCGCTGACTTTGATTAATTTATAGGCTTTACTAGGTTCAACTGCAATATAGTCAGTTTCTCTTAATGGCACATTGTCGAACATCTTATTATCTAGGAGTTCTTTATATTGTGCATCGCTTAGTCCACCTGGAAGAATACCACGATTGACTAAGTCAGTGATGTTGAAAGCACCTAAATAATCAACTTGTATTTCAGCAAAAACTGAAGCATGACCGGTTTCTATTCTCACAATATCACTAGTTCCGTCTTTGGTAGAAACAAAAGATAATAACTGCCATGAACTATTACCATCATGATTCTGATAAACCATAGGTGAATAAGTTATAAGCCGAACTTTGGGAGAACTTGCCTTAACATAAGCAAAATAATAATATTTATGACCCACTACCGATGTATTATCGTTATTGCTTTTTCTAAATCCGCCTAATTCACTGGTAGGCGTAAAAGTAAACACACCGTTTATAAGAGATTGATTTATATTAGAAGGGCTTTGAATAAACCCATCAGGTATATTATCGCTATTACTATCAACTAACAAATCACTATTGCTAACTAAATTCTCACTCTCTAAACTCGTCAGGGTAGTGAAAGTTCCATCAAGTAAGTTATCTGATTTAGAGATAATCTTTTCAACCACCGTTGGGAAACCATTTTCTACCCAAATATCAAGTTGTGATTTGATTTCTTCGTTGGTTAAGTTAGCGAATGGAATACCATTATCATTTTTAATCCCTTTGCGTATCATGTCAGAAACATTGTAAGCACCAACATAATCGACTTCCATAATTTTACCATTAGCAGTATCAGTATCAGCATATTGATGGGAAACTTCTAAGCGTGCCTCAGTTGTAATACCAATGGCACTTAAAAAATACCATTGTCCATTAACTGGGTTAGATTGGACAGCCTGAATAGAAGCATTACTAGTTCTAATTCTTAATTGATTGGCTAAAGAATTAGTAACTCGACTTTTTGTAAAAACATATAAAGTATCCACAAGCGGAATATCATCTTGAAAAATGGTTCCATAGATTTGCGTTCCATTGCTTGTATTAAATAAATTACCATTAGAAACAGTAGAAGTAGCACCGTATGAAGTCCATGCTGTTGTTCCATTACTAAAATCACCATTGGTAACTATGCTAGTCGGTTCATTCCCAGTAATCTTAATCACATCGCCAGTTTCATCATTAATCTCAAAAGCGTCAGTCGCAGTTATTTCTGTTTGTAGTGCTTCATGTGTGGCAGTGACATATGTAGGAACAAAGATTTCATCGAGTGCTTCTTCAACTGTTTTATCACTTGTATAATCAACTTCGTTTGCGTTGATATTGCCTAACTTAACACCCCAAATGCGTAAAGTTGCAGTTGTGTTTGCTAAATTACCATTTTTTGTATAAACCGAAAATTGCCAATTACCATTTACTAATTGAAAACTTGCATATTCATCTTTTGAAAACATAGCAAGCTCTAATTTAATGCCATTAACTGCTTGAGCTGGTTTAAGTAAAGTGTATTCAACAATTCCGCTTTCCTCAACACGCATAATCGCCCAACTAAACTCACTAAAAACACTATGCGGAAATACAACCGGTGTTTGATTTGTGTATGTAAATGTATCTTGTCCGTTATATGTAATTCTTGTATCTTGTAAAACCGAAGCACTTAATAGATCCGTTATTCTTTGTTCTAACTCAAATAATGTTTCTGCTTTTGTATAACGATTAGCAATATCCGTTGCAAATTGCGTTAATGTATTTAGTAAATCACTATAAGTATAATTTGCCCCACTTGTGCCAAGTCGTGTTGCATAATCACTTTTTAATACTTGAATTAAACCATTAAGAATACTTATATATTCATTATCGCCTTTAACCATACCAAATTGCGTGTTATCGGCTTTACTAATTAAGTATGCACCATTATCGACCCAATTTGTGCCGTTATATTCGAGCTCGTGTTCCGGCTCGTTATCACTAACTTTTGTATATATTAAATTGCCGACTTGATTTTCATAACCACTATATTTATTAGTTAAATAATTATAAATATATAAATCTTTATCGCTTTCTAAAAGTAATTCGCTTAAAGTTTTATCTAATTCACCATAAGAACGGCCGCGAGCATCAATTCGTGCTATTTCTTGGCTAATATCATTTATTAACCCTCTTAAATAAGCATGTGCCGTAGTATTTTCATCATGTGTTGTAATTTTAGAGTTTACTTGTGTCCCACTTTGCCAATCTTTAGTTGTGCCAACTTCATACACGACACCTTTAATTGCATTGCGTAAATTACTATCGCTTACAATTCTCGCACTTACTAAACTAATAACATCATTAGCACTTACATATATTCCATTTTCATTATCTGTCTTAATTAAATTATCACTGCTTTGTAAGTTTCTAATTTCAAAAGTAATAAAATCACCATTTACAACTGGTTTAATACTTTGACTACTATTTGTTGTTAAACTTGTCTTTTTAACATAATTACTTAATAAATTAGTAATGTTTGCTTCGTTAGTATCTAATCTTGATTTAATAGTAGTAATTTCACTATTTAATGTAGCAATTCCACTTGCTAAATTACCAATTTGACCTTGCCAACTGCCAACATACCAGATCAAATAATTATATTGAGCTTGAGTAATTAAATTATCTTGTTTAATAACACTTGGTTCAGCGTTAAAAACAAACTTACCTAACGCAACTAAACTATCAGCATAAGTAAATCTAATTGTTGCTTCATATGTTCCCGCTTCTGTAATTTCATCACTAATAACAAACTTGTAAAAAGTATATTCCGTTAAATCCTTAAAATAACGCATATCTCTATTTTTGTTATATGGTATTTCTTTTGTTATCTTATTAGTAATAAAACTTTTTTCAGTTGAGAACGCACCGCCTGGCTTTCTAAATGTTATCCAAATATCTGCCGGCTCGACATTTTCAATGTAAACTAATACCTCATTTGCATTCAAATCGCCTTGTCTAACTGCTTTATCGTTTATAATCTCTCTTAAAACACCGTTGCTATCAAAATAAATATACATAATTTTATACCTCGCTTGTTGTTTTTATTTTATCATTACTAATGTTATTAGTGTTAAACTCACTTAATGAGTGTGTTTGTGTTTTATATTCTACATAACTTTTATAAAGTGTTTGTTTTAACAAAACTCCTTTAGGAATAACAAACTTTAACTTAAACATTGGTGGTAAAAATGATAATAAATAAGTAATTATTAAACCACTTGAGATAACACCAACACTTATCAATGCTTCGCCTAACCCTTTAACATTTAAGACAACATTAACACTCATCACTCCAAATAAAATACCATTTAATATTTTTCCCACTCTTTTTTGCCAGATCCCTTTTTGTTTATTAAATGTGCTTTCATACTTAATCTCACCGTTATGGGTTATATCATAATAAAGTGGTAAATTAAAGCCGCTTATATCATGTCTAATTGGTTTTAATCTATTAAACTTTTTCTTTTGTTTATCTGTTAATTCATCGTAAGTATCAACTCCACACTTAAACAAGTAATCATCCTCAACTTGTGTTTTTGCTTCTTTGTTTAATTGTCTTACATAATGTCTAAAATCTTTTAATTCATTATTAACACTTTTAATAATTTTGTTATTTAATTCATCGGCCAACTTAAACTCTTGACTTTCAATACCAGCACTAATTCCACTATTTATAGCACTATTTTGAATATTTAAGTTTAACCAAGTTACAAAAAAGATATTCAACCAAGTATTAAGGTCAGTTAAAATCATCTCGATAGACCCTTCAACTCGAAGTGTTCTATATGCTAAATAACCAAAAATACTAATCGCAATAATTATCCACGATATATGTTTATATAATTTGTCTAATAATTTACTTGTCGTTAATTGTTCTTTCATAATTTATTTATTTATTTGCTTTCTTTTAATTCGTTTGCTAATTGTTCGGCCAACTTGCTAAATGTTGCTTTGCCCTCTGCTTCTATTTGATTATCAATTACATTATAAAAATAGTAATGTTCTAAACAATATAAACCCCAGCTGACCGTTGCCACGATAAACACGGCCAAAATATTACCGATAATTGCATTGATAACACTTAAAACTATTGTGCCACTTAATAAAGCGATAAAAACGGCTGTTTTAGGATATTTCTTTTGTAATTGCATTTTGCCACTAATAACTGCTACAACAATTAAAGTTGATAAAATAGATACAATAAATGCGAGTGATAATTTATTACCAGTTTCAACATTGAAAATACTAACTGCAACTAACTTATTTTGTTTATCTTTTTCTACTATTTCATCAAAATCATCGGTAATAAAACGCATATAACTACCACTCTTTAATGTTAACTTTTTAATGCCATCAAACTCGCTAACATTTTTATTTAGTGTAAAGTCGTTGTTTAGATATTGAACATCCATTGCACCCCGTGAATTATCAATTTCTAAATATTTATCATCTTGAATAATTACAAAGTGTGTTTCAATATCAGCAATTTTGTCAACCGGTGTTGCACTTTCAAATAAAATTACAACATTTGGTATTGGTTTAGAATAAATAGCACTAACAACAAGTGTAATACTTATTGGTAATACAAGCGTTAAACTGCTAACTATTTTATAAAGTAATTTTTTAGTGCTTTGTTTCATTTAACACACCCTCAATTATCGCTCTTGTTTCTTGTGATATTAACTTGCTTTCTAATCTTGTTTCTAAAAAAGCCGTTAATAATTTATTGTTATTTTCTAATTCCATTTTAATTTTATCATATTTAACACCAATGCTTTTTTGATATTCATTAACTTGATTTAATGTTTCAAGTGTAATTTTCATCGCTTCATTAACTAATGTTCGAGCTTGATTTAATTTTCTATTTAAGTATTCATTTAATCCAATTCCAAAACCACCAGTTAAAGCCAGTCCACCACTGGTTATATAATGTGTAATTTGTTGCTGTGCTACCGTTAAATTAAAGCCAAAAAGTGATACATCACCTAAATAACCACTTATAACCTCAATTCCAGCAAGTGCGACAAATCCAAAGCTAATTATTAGTGAAACAATACGCACTATTTTTGCAATCGTTCCTTTTATATCTTTTCTTTTTTTATTAACTAATTGTTGTTTACTCATTGCCTAAATACTCCTTTATTGTATTTTCAAAAATAACTACTAAATCATTTACTTTATTGCGTAAACTTTCTAATTCGGCTTCTAAAATGTTTTTTTCGGCTTTTAATACTTCAATTTCTTGTTGCTGTCTATTGATCTTTGAATATAAATCGTTTAGAAAAGCACTCTTGTTTGTCGCCACTAAATGCTTACTTTTAATGTTGTAAACTAAAATAGATCCATCTTGCACTTGCGACAAATCAACATCTAATACAATTTTTGCCATAACTTTTTATTCTCCTTTTATAATTCTATTATACAATAATTTTGTATTTTGTTATTAAATTCATTATCAGTTAATTTTTTTACTTCGCCAATTAAATCATGACTTTGATTATAAACTCGTAAATCACCATTGTTTAACATTGATATATATATGCGAATAAACCCTCTTGCTCTATCAACATCTTTTACATTAACTGCAAACACTAATTTGTATGATGAACTTTTTAAGTCATAAAACCAAAACTCCATTGTTTTTAAGTTTTCATTAAATTGAATACTCGTTAAATCAATATTTATACACGGCTTGCCATTATAAACATCATAAGTAAATATATCACTTATTTGTTTTGTTGTATTCATATAATAAATGCTACTGCCGTTAGGATTATTTTTATCTATGTCGCTATCAGTCAACTCCTCACTTATTGCATGTTTCTTTATATGTTCTTTTCTATTTATAACAAACATATTTTTTTGATAAGTTGTGGTAATTGTATCGAGATTTTCCAAAACATAAAAACCGGTAATTGTTTCACAATTATTAGCACTTGGATTTTGATAACCATTATAAAGACCATTTGAGATTGCATGTAATTGAAAATTCACTCGATCAATAACACAACCATAACTCGTTGTATTACTATCTCGATGAGATTGATTATAAAATAACGGATTGCTTGAACTTGTCCCAGTGCCTAATTTCTTAAAAGTCATTGTTATATCTTTATTTTGATACTCTAATTGCCATTTCAAAGGAATAAAAAACAAATAAGTTCTTGTATAAGCCGTTGCCTTACCACTTATCTTTATTTCATTAGTTGATATACTAATAATTTTTTCAGCAATAATTTCTAATTTTGACTTAAGTGGTTCATCAAGTATAAAACCATCATCGTTGTTCCAGTGTGCTATAAAATTAACAACATTATTAACTGCTAAATTATTTATTTGATTATTTGGTATATTTAATTGTAATGTTCCATCATATGCATATGTTGGTTCACTTCCAACAACTCTAACAAATTGATGAGTTGACACATACACTTGATCCGTAAAGCCGCCGCCTTTAACATCTTGAATTGTATAAGTTTTATCTACTTTATTTATATTACCGATTAAATCGCTTAACTCCATTAACTTGGGCGTAATTATTATATCCTTATCTTTTGTTATTGTTTCAATTTGTAAAGTATAATCCAACAACTCTTTATTGTCTTTATTCACTTTATAATTATTACCTATTAAATTAGTGCAATTACTTAATGTTATATTTTGTTCTGGTAATTTGAATAATTTATTATAAGCATTAACCACTTTATTATAATCGTACTCTTTTGGTAATGTTTCATACTCATTTATATCATCAATGTGTCTAAAATAAATGCCTATATTTTCAATTTGACCGGTTTCAATATCATCGACTAAAATAAACCAATCTTGCATAGAGCCAACTTGTGATAACTCTTTTTCTTTTATATATATTCCACCAGAAACATTATCATACATTTTTATATTAAAACCTAATGAATTCCCACTTACAAATCGGCTTATATCACTTAAATAACCTTTACCACTTTTATAAAACATACCACTATTTATCTTTTTAGGTGTCTTAAAATCATCTTTGCTTGTTAATAATTCACTTGGTGAAAATGCACTCAAAATATCAAACTCGACAAAATCATCAAATTGTGTGAACTTTATATCTAAATAATTATCAACTATGTAATGTTCTTTACTTAAATATAAATATACTTTTTTATTTTCTGCTTTAATAACACTTTCATCAAAAGGTATTAAATTAGTTGTTCGGTGTTTTGCGTAGACACTTGTAAAATAATTCTTTAATACATAATCTTTACTACCATAATAATTTGCTTTAATTATATTATTATTAAAACTTATATCTCGCTTAAAAATAACTATATCATCGCCATATACACTGCCTAACTCTTGTATATCTTGTAAACTTTCATGATTACTTGCCAATGCGACAATTTCATTACCTAACCTATTAACCTTTTCTTTTTGAAAAACTCCATCACTTTCTAAAAGTGTTAAACTCGAGCTTGGATTATCATTTATAGTAATATTACCAAAATCATTATCTTTGCTGTGTATTAAAGAACCATTATAAAAGCCGTTATAATCAATTTCAAAAAAGATACCTTTTAATTTTAATGCACCAACCTTATTATTATCGCTAAATGGACTAATTATATTTAAGTGATAATTAGTTGTTGAGTATGGTTCAATAATAGATCCTTTTTCTAAATTATCACGAATAAGATTATAAGCATTAACTCCAAGTGGACTGATACTTAAATCAACAACTCTTACTATATTTTCAATATATGTTTTTTCAGTAGTAGACCACCAGCCAGATGGAAACTCATAACTTGTCCCCCATCCAGTAATAAAATTACTGCCAATATCATAACCGATTGTTGCCAATCTATATTGTGCTAATTCATCAATTGTGTTTGGCATATCGGTTTCAAAATCTTGCCAATCTTTACTTAATAAATTGCGTTTTTCATTTGGAATTACAATTTTAGTTATATCTTGCTTACATAGTATTTGTGCGATAGTTTCCGTGCCATCACTTGTTGCCTTAATTCTTACTCTTTTGTAATAACACATAAGCACTTTATTTATATTGTAAATTGGGTAGCGAGTTTCTAATCTTAAATTACTTAAAGTTAATAATGCTTCATCACTATTTCTAAACCCTAATTTTTCAACAAGTCTAATTGCGTTATCTTGACTTAAAGCATTTTGATAACTCTTTTTAAGATTTTGCGTATATGTTTCACTACTCATTGAGCTTTGAATATCAATTAAACCTTTTTCATTAAATATGCCTTTTCTTTCGGTTAAATCCATAGCACCAATAACATTATTTCTAACAGTTGGTAATCTATCTTTAGTTATCATTAAATTAGTAAATAGATCTCGCAAATTAGGATTGTTAAGTGAGAAGTCCGGTGCATAAACTTTTTTATATATATTTTCAAGTGCTGGATCTAATTTATACTTACCTTGATATTCCCACTCACTACTATTTTTTATTACTTTAATCTTTGGGTTATATTGAGTTAAAAATCTATTTAAGTATTGCCATACCGATATTTTCTTACTATTTTTAATCGGTTGTGTAATTGATATATTCGGTAATTGAATAACTTCGAGCCCTTTTGTTTCACTCATTAAATTGATAGTGTATGAATATTTATTAGTCGCTTTATTAAATACTTCGTTATAATTATCAACTAAATATCTTTTAACAATTATTGGTAATAAAATAGGTGTATTTATTGTTCTTTCAATATAAATATAATCAATTACATGATCGCCACCTTCTAATTGTAAAACTCTATTATTAAATAATAATGTTGTTGAATTATAAACTGCTTGATAATCTGTATCGTTAACTCTTTTAAGTTGATATTCTATATTATCAATACTAATGCGATTATTAACATTATCTACCATTTCATAAGTATTTATAATGCTATCAATAGTTAATGTAGTTATTTCTTTTGTTCTTTCATAAGTAATTTCAGTTGCATATTGTCCGGTTGCTTGTGGATCTATATATGCATCTCTACTTATATAAACACTGTCACTATATCTCAACGGTCCTTCTAATATATAAAATGAATACTTATCATTGTTATAATCAATTCTTGCATTGATAGACCAACCATAAACACTGCTTGTAAATGTAATAATGTTTGGGTTAGTTTGCGAATAACTACCGACAAACTCAACACTTGTAATTGTATGGTCGCTTAATTTTTCTACATTTATAAAAATCGTTAATGGCGTATCTAACAAATAATCAGTTTGTAAACCTTTCAAATAACGAATACAACCATCTATTGCATTTCCACTAAAGCTCGTTTTAATTTCATAATTACTAACACTTACATAATTAAAAGCATCATAACTTACTTGATTTGATAATGAACCCGTTTTCGTTTCTATAATTTCAAAACCTTTTTCAATAGTAAATGGAATTGATATTAAATCTTTTGCAATTTCAATTCGTACATCATCATAAGGTTTTAATGATGATAATTTATCTATATTGTGTAATTTAATTATTCCACTATCTAAAGTTTCATTAAACTCATCGCTTAAAACAAAATTATTTATTAAATTGCTTACTTGTTTATTATTTATATAAATCATAATCTTTTAATTTATTGTTCCCCTACTCTCATTTGTTAAACCAGCTCTAATTCTACTAAACACTATTTCAGCATTAGTTTGATTAAGTGCCATTTGTGATTGGTCTAATTTTTTATAAATGTTAAAGCCCTCATTTATTCCCCAACCAACACTTGCAATTGTGCCACCAATAATAGCACCCCATACTCCACCAGCACTGCCTAATTTAGCACCACCAACCATAGTTAGTGCGAAACTACCAACACGACTAATTGTATTTATTGTATTATCAAGTGCTTGTTGCATTAAGTAGTTTTCTTTAAGTGTAAAATGTTTGTTTATGCTATATGTAGCAACATTTTTTACAATTCCTTTAACTTGATTAAATGCTTGATTAACTAAAATTGTAGATACTAAACTTTCACTACTTGCCTTACCAGTCGCCTTTGTATCACCACTATTGTTTAATTTATCAAGAACATGATCTTGTCCTTTTTCACCGGATTGCGTTATCTCAATAGTGATTTTTCTTGTTTCTGCCATAATTTATTATTTATTATTTGCCTCTCGTTAAAGTTATTGTTATTAGTGGTAATTGTCCTAACTTGTTAGAGTTAAGAAAATTAGCAAGTTGCATTTCAATATTATTATATGCTTTATTCTTATAAACAAAATTAAACTTAAATGTAGTAAATGCGTTTAGTGTTTCATTAAATGCATCATCTAAAATTGCATTAGTTAAATAATTATTATCAGTTAAATAAAATACTAAATTGATAGTTAATGTGGCTTGTATTGCGTGAGCTTTAGTTTGCCCTTTTTCGTCAAAATATGTATCTGGTGATAATTGAATAGTGTAATCAATATCACTGCTTAATAATTCTAGCTCTTCCCACTCTTGCGTTAATTCATTATAAACATTTACATTTGTTAAGTGGTTTGCATTTGGTGAGATTAAAAGTGTTCCGTTGAGTGTATATAACCCTCTGTAGCCGTCGTAGACCTCATTAAATGCACTTAATAAAACCGGTGTTAAATAAAATTGCGTTATGGATCCATCATCATTTAATTTTGTGTTATATATTTCTGCAAAAGTTCTTAATAAAGTTTGAACTTTGCTTAAGTTATCGTGTTCGCTTAAAACTACTAATTGTATAGGTTGCACCGTGTGGCCGGCCGTTATTGCACTTTCTAAAAATTGAACGACAACATAAATCCGGTTAGGTTCGTTTCTTGTTAATTCACTTTCAATATATCTTTCATTACCTACTACAATTTCAATATCATTATTAAAAATATTTGGTGAACCAATTACAATTCTTTTTAAGTTAGTTTCTATTAACAATATAACTTTTTCATTATAACTATAATTACTCATAGTAAACTCTCGCTTTCAGTCCGTGCTTTTTAATCCAACGATTTATTGCATTTGTAATTTGATTTTCTAAATACGAAGTATGTTTACCACTGAATCCACCAGTTATATTAACTGCTTGTGCGTATGAACCCTTACCAGTATAAATAATTACTCCCTCATCTTTATATTTTTCAATATCATACATTTCACCTGGAATGTCAATTTCAATACTATTTGCATTTATTTTCACTTTAATTGTGTCCCTTAAATTACCACTTAAAAATACTTCAGCAAACTCATCTTTAAGCCCATTTATAATCTCACTTGCTAAATCTAAATTATTTATATTATTCATTTCCCAATACCTTTTAATTGTAAATAATAAATATATTTTGGTCGTGTCATATACTCGCTAATCTTTGCTGTTTTTTGTAAGTTAGTAATTCGCCACTCACTCCCCCTTAACCTTATTTTATCATTAACTCTATAACCCCAGTCATCACTTGTCTTAATAGTGATATTAGTCGCTGTTGTTAAAATCAAATTACCAACTATATTATTGTCTTTTGTTGTTGCCGTTATTTCTCTAAATCTAAAGCGATATTGAAAAGTGCTATTTTCATTATTATTATCGCTGTCTTTATTATTATTCTCAACTTTACGCAATAATAAACCAACTTCGTTATATTCTCTTTTTGAAACAATACTAATCATAATTATTTATGCTAACTCCAATAATTTTATGTTTGTTAATGTTAAATCAATATCAAAATCTTCTATTTCATATTCTTTTTGAAGCACACCATTTAATCTTATATATATTCTTTGACTTGTTAATTGTAGTGTTAATACTTTACCGACTAATTCATCGCCAGTTAATGTAGTTGTTTGTTGATTTTCATTATCTTTTATTTCTATTTTTTTATCACCATACCAACCGCTATATAAAATTAGATAATTTTTAATTGTATCACTACTAAACATATTACTTGTTAACCAATTCTCAACACTCTGATTAAAAATAGCAACAAAACCAAGTCCAGTGTCGCCCTTTGCTCCATCTATCGCTTGAGCTTTAACTCCAGTATCAACCCCACCAAGCCACCAATTACCATTATCAGCAATGAAAGGTGTTAATCCATCTTTGCCCGGATCTCCTTTTTGTTGAATAACTTGTTGTGTTTGAATTGCATATGTATCACTCATTGCATTGATAGTGCCAGTGCCTTTTTTGTAAATATGTTTGTTTAAGAAACCTCCGTTATCAAGATGATTATAAGTTGCTGGACTTATTGCAATTACATTAAGTGATCTCCTATCTGCTACAATTCCTTTATCTTTATCATAACCACTATCACTTGATATATCACCATTTTTTAACACATAATATGCTTGTTCTAAAAGTGCCAATTTATATTGTTCTTTTTGATAATCAGTAAATGTTTCCCAAAATGTATTAAGTCTATAAAAGTAATTAGTGTTAATCCAGGCTTCTAATAAGTTTTCAATTCTACATAAAAACGCATTAACTCTATCACTTGAATTATCGCTTTCTGGTAGTTCGATTTCTAAATCAATACCAAAATATAATTTGAACTCATCTTTTGTAATAAATCTTGTCTTGAATTCCATAAGTTTATTTTATACTCAACTTTCAACTTTCATATTTTTATTTTAGCATATAAAAAAAGGAATTGTATATTTTTCAATTTTTATACAACTCCTCTTATAAATATTTGGTTAGTTAATTAGTTAGTTAATAACTATGTTCCTTTTGGAATATTAGTGTATTTTGGACTAACTGCAATAATTACACCACGAGCATTAACGAGTGCAAAATATCCTTTATCACCACTAAATGCTGTAAAGTCAGTGCCAACCGTAATTGCAACTGCACTTGCATACTCGCTAATTCCTTTACCAACTTCAAAACCACTATCACCAGCAAGACCGTAAATTGATCCAGTGTGTCCTAATGGTAATGTTGCATAATCAGTAATCTTTGTCTTACCACTTGCACCAGCCGATAAAGCAACATTTAATTTAGCTGTTTTAGTTGTAGCAAGTGTATTGCTTACATGTGCGTATACACCAGTTCTTAATCTTTCTGGAACAAATAAATCGTGATAAACACGGAAGTTGATTTTGTAGCCATCAAAATCTTGCACTTGATCTGGTGTAAACACTCTTACATTGTCAACTTTGACTACTGGTAAAACTACACTTTTATCAACTAATAAGAAGTTAATAATTTTGGATGTTGCACTTGGGTAGAACCCACGAACTCCAGCAACTGCCCCAGTATAAAATCTGCTTGTTGGGACTTCTTCAATTACTCGACCTTCATATTTTGTAATTGTAAATGATACTCCTTCAACTGCACTCTTATACTCTACTTGAGTTAGTTTTCTTTGTAATTCAGTTGTATTTCTAATTTGCGACATAACACTTGGATTGACAAAGAATACTTGATTTTCGCCATCAACTTCTGCTTCACTCATAAACTCAATTGCTAAATTGAATTCGCTAATAATTGCATTATCACCAATTGCGGCTTCTTTTCTATTACCAATTAAGGTTGTTGTTTGAGCGGCTAAAGTTGCAAAGCGGAGTGTATCAACTTCTGGGATAATATGTTGGTCGATATATGCACCAACTACCGTTCCCATTAGTTGACCGGCCAATTCCTCATCATCCATTGCATCAATTTTTAATTGAGCTCCACGATCATATCGTAGTGTCTTGGCTTCCCAAGTAGCACCAACATCGCTACCAAGATAGCCTCGCCCGCCTTGATCGCCAGCTCCAAATTCGCTATAACCACCAGCGGCTGTAATTTGAGAGTTATTAGCCCTCTTATAATCGCTTAACCCTTCCATTTGTAAGTTAAGGATTTTTACGGTATTTCCACCGGCGAAGTCAAGTTGAATTCGCTTTCCATCAGTTTCTAATACCCGTGATTTTGATTTTTGAGCGAAAGTTAAAACAACTGCTTGGCTCAAATATTTTTTAATTAGTTCGATTGCGTTTGCCATAATAATTCTCCTATTCTACACCTAAAAGCTCAAGTGCTTGTTTGAGTTCTGTTTGTTCTTTTAGTTTCGCCAACTCTTGAATAGCCCAATCGTGTTCCTCTTGGGTGATTTCTTGATCGGCTAACTTTTGGTCTAAAACTTTAACAACTTCATCATCAGTAAGCCCTTGTTCTAAAAGTGCGGCCAATAATTCTTTAATTTTTTCCATAAGTTTATTTTCCTACTTTCTAACACCAAATAATCGCATTGCTAATTTTTCCTCATCGTTAACTGGTGCTTCTTGCTTTTGACTTCCAATTTGCACCGGTTTAGTGGAAGCCACCCACTCTGGATGAGTTTTTAATTCTTTCAATAGATTTTCAGTTGTTAATTCAATTTCTTTGCCCTTAAAATATGTTCGCACATCATCGTATCTTTTTTGAGAGATATTATTATCAATGAATAGCATTTTTTCTTTAAGTGCATTGTTTTCCGTTTTTAAAGTTTCAACGGAATTAAGTAATTCATCATACCCTTTAAGTTTATTAACTAATTCTACAACGGCTTCATCGGTATCCACTCCTAATTGTTCGTGGAATTTTTCTTTTTGCCTTTTTAACCTACGCTGTATAATTTCGTTAACATCTGTTTTGGTAAATGTTTTTTCACTACCTTTTGGGTCATCCAAATTATCATCATTATCTGCTGATTTTGGTTGTTCTGCTTGGGGTTGTGGTTCTTGTTGTGGTTGTGGATTTGGTTTTTCATCACCTTTTGGCTCTGGTGCTGTTTCCTTTGGTGGTTCTAACTTATCCTCAATTTTTGGTATTGGTAGTTCCGTTTCTACTTTGCTTTGTCCGGATTTAATTTCTTCAAGTGTCATTGTTTAACCTCCAATGATTAAGTAATTTTAATATAACATATTTATTTTAGTTTGTTAAACTTTTCAATAAGTTTTGCCATTTTTTGATTAAAAACTTATCTTTAGTAATTGCATGTCTTAACTCTTGAGTAGATTTAACTTTGTTTAATTCAGTATGTAATTCTAATCTTTCTTTATATTTATCAATAATCGCATTTATGTTTTTTTCATTATAATTGCCTTTTTTAGATGACATATTATGTCGTAATGTTTGCCTTAATTCTCGGTCGCCCTCTTTCATAGTCATTTTATTTTTAACTAATAATTGCCAAGTTGGATTGTTTAACACTTCACTAACACTTAACACTTTTGCAAAGTGGCGACAATTCGGCCGAGTAATCATCCACACTGGTTTATCAATAACCCATTGATAACTTTTAATATTGTTAATTCGTATATAATTTTCAATTGCTACTTTTAATTCATTATTACTATTACTAATTAACTTTTTCCAATTTTCATCAATATAGATTTGACCTTGGTATTCTATATGGTCTTTCGCACAATCACTATGTTTGCTAACTAAAAAAAAGACTTTAGGATCATCTTTATTTATCGGTCTTTTTGAGCTTAACATTTCTTTAAGTAATTTTTCTTTTGCTTCACTTTCTTGTTTGCGCGTTTCTTTATAAACACATTTACTTAACTTATTACTAACTTGTAATTTGTTAATCGCCAATAAAAAAAGTGTCGCCACCCACTCTTGATTATCTAATTTTTTATCATCACCACTACTTTTAATAGTAGTATTTTTAGATCGATCTATTTCTCTTTTTATTTGTTTACTAATTCTTAATGCTGGTTTATATAAAAAAGTATCTTGTAAAGTTTCTTTTTTCAAGCGAGTGTGTAAAGCGTTATTGTTTTTATTGTTAATAACCATTTCGTAAATACTAACAATAATTTTATTCTTAACCGACAAAAGCCGTTTAGTTTCTTTTGCTTTATTCCGTTGTATTTGTATCAATTGAGCTTTCATCTAAATAAATATCATCACTTTCAAAAGATCCTAAATCTAAATTATCTCTTGCCCTTATTTCATTTAATTTGTTTATTTCCTCTTGTTTTTCACTATCATTTAACATATCACCCCATAATGCCTCAACATATCTTTCGGTAGATATCGCACCACTATTATATGCTGGAGTGAGTGCTTGTAGTTTGCTTTCAAAGCTGGGACTGCCAAACTCATTATAAATAACACTAAAATCGTATTCTTTATCAAATGTTATTTTATCTGTTTGCATGAACTCGGTTAAATCAAGTGCAATTTCCATTACCTCTTTAATAATCTTTCTTTGTGAAGCAATAATATTATTTCGTGTCATTAAAGTAATCTTTTCTTTTTCTCTTTGAGCCTCTGCGTTATCTTTTTTAGCAATATCAATACCCATTGTCGCTGGGCTTAAAATACCAGTTAAGAATATATCAATTTTATTTTTAACTTCCTCTTGATATTGATTAAAGTTAAGTTGTGGTTGCGTTGTTTGTATTCTTTCACTGCCAACCGTTCCATCTGGGCCAGGTAAATTACTCGGTGCTTCAATAAATTGTCTATTATATGCTTTTGGTAAAACTGGGTTGCCATCTGGTGTTTTCTCAAGCAAACTCGTGGGGTAATATTCTACCGGAGTGCTAACTCTAACAGTTTGACTTGCTTGACTTAATGCTTGGTCTATGTCATCTAAAATATCTATTTTGCTTTCAAAAATACCAAGACCATAATATTTATCATTTGGATTATGCAAAATACGACATGGAACACCCAATATATTTTTATAACTTGGAATAAAAATCGGTTGTAAATTAGAAAGTTCGGGAACTTCGCTTAACTTAACTGGTGTAATATTATTATCTGTTCCTAATAAAAATAAATTGTATTCTACATACGAACCGGCTTTAATTCCTTTTGTTTCATTATCTTGCTTTAATGATCTTGTTTCAAATAATACATATTTCTTTTTATCAATTTCATAATAGTTCAAATAAATGATTGCTTCTATTCTGCGATTTTTACCAATGAACCTTACATTTTCTGCCTCATAATATTCAATGAGTGGATATTTATATTGCTTATCAATGTTAAACTTAAATGCCCCCCAACCTTGAGCGATTGTTAATGGTAATTGTTCTTGATATACCATTTTTGTAAAATCGTTATAATCCATAATATTATCAATTAGTTTTTGAACTTCCGTATTTTGACTTTTAATAATATGGTCGCCAATAACATTAACAAGTGTTATAACCGTTGCATTTGCTAAACCACTATGCACTTTTTTAACGGCCGCTTCTCTTAATGCTCTCGCCCAAAAATAATTAGTAGTAGCATAATCGCTCGGCTTTATAAAGTCCTTTTTCATATAAAAATATTCAATTTCAGCACTATTACCCATATACCATAATTTGAGTTCATGTGCTTTTGCTATTCTGTTTTTTTCTTGATCGCTTATATACTGAAAAGTCGAAGTATTAGGATTATTGTGTATATGTTCTATTTGTAAAAATGATTTAATTTTTTCACGGATCCAATCAATAATTAACATAATTTATAATTTCCCCTTTTGTGTTCTCATAATTTTATTATACACTAAACAAAATAAAAAATTATTAGATTTTTATTGTGTGCCATAATTGTAATTCATTAACATACGAACTCCAACTATATTCCATCGCATCTTGTGTATGATCATCCCCAATAAGTCTAATCTCGCCTTTTTCACCACTAACTGCTGTTTTATGTTCTCTAATTAAATTAGGACATAAACTACTAACAAGATAATTTCCGTGTGCCATTAACACTCTTATAAAATAAACTCGCCGTGATATTGGGTATTTTGTGCTACCTAAAAATACAAAATTATACATATTATTTTGTCGAGCTAAATATTCTAAACCCTCTCTAAATCCAATATCAGCACTGTCGACATAAACAAATACTTGACCTTTCATTAAGTCTTGGTGCGACTGATATTTAATCTGCCACATTTTAAGAACATTGATTATTTCTTGCATAATTTCTGGTTCGGTTTTTTTCTTGACTGCGTTTGAGTGGTAATATTCATCAGTTGCAATAATTCGCTTTCTATCCCAAGTCAAACCACTCAAAACCATTGTTGTAGCACTCTTACTTGTTTTATTTTTAGTTGCATCACTTAAACCAGTATCAATACCAATTGCATATCGGCCAAACCGAGTTAACATTATTTTTTGTGGTTCAGCAATTAAACTATCGTTCCACTCTGGATAAAGTCTATCACCAACCACACCCCACATACCGAGTGCCTCAACTTTATATATCTCGGGTGCTTTAATTCTTAAGTTATCCATTGCTAAATCATAAATGTTTGTATCTCGAAACTCATTAACTTTATATGTTGATATGTGTAAATAAAGTCCCTTACCATAATCACCAATATAATTTGGATCGTGATAATCCATATAATCGTTAAGTAATAACTCTTGGTAATCATCCTCTAAATTACCCTTAAAAAACTTATCGTATAACCAATGTTCTTTATTCCAAGCATTAAATAAAAATGTAATTTGAAAAAAATAACCTTTTGGTAATTTGCCACGAATAGATCCATCTAACTTTCTAAACTCATCATAATCTTTAATTTCAAATGCTTCTTCAATGTAAACATCTGTAAAAAAACCAACGGTGGCTTTCAAGCTCGTTAATTTATCTGCATTATCAAAACCACGAAAAACAATTACTTGTCCGGTTGGAATATAAGTTATTATTTTATCTACACTATTGACCTTAAAAAATCTGCTTAATGATATTTCGGGATTTCTAAAATCTGGCTGGTTAATAAGCGATAGTATTGTATTCCAGGTGGTAATTTTATGGCTATTCTCTGTTTGTCTAATAATTAGTATATTTCTTAAAGGTTGAGTAAGTATTTTGTTTATACTCTCTTGACCTAACATATTATAAGTTTTCTTTGAGTTTCGAGCTCCTTTATATAAACGATATCTTGCTTTACAATTAGTCCACCAACCATTGTTATATCCTTTACCAATAATCTTTTGCATTGATAAAGTATAAGAATTATTATCATTACTATTACTACTTGTCTTTAACATCGTTGATAATTTTAATTCCTAATTCATCAGCATTTATACTGATCTCTTGTTTATCACCATAGTTTTTAGCATCTCGCATTTTCAAAAGAGCATGTGAAGCTCTCCAATCTTGCAATCCAGCATTCATTATATTTTGCAAGTTTACTTCAATAAAACTACTATACGCATTATTATATAATTCCATAAATTGTGAATATATGGTATCTTTCCCTTTTTCTAAATCTTGATTACCTTTCCACTTATAATCTTGAATAGTCGCAACTGCAATTCCACTACGGCGACAAGCATCTGCATCACTCATCCCAAGTGATACGGCTTTCAAAAATAATTTAACTTTTTTTGGATGAGCTACTAATAATGCTTTATTACCTCTTTTATCAACTTTCTTTTTAGTAGTAGTAGATTTTTTAGTAGTAGTCTTTTTTGCTTTAGTATTAGTAGTGGTTTTTTTACTAACTTTAGGTTTATTAGTAGTTTTAGTTTTAATAGTATTATCTTTCTTTATTTCTTTTTGTTGTTCCATAATAATATACACTCCCTTTACATAATTTTTAATATATTATTTTGTATCCACCACTTTTCATTTAGTTATTGTTGTTATTTCATATAGATAAAGTGTAAAAACTATATGTTATT